AGCAGAGTATTCAATGACTCCGTTTTGAATTGATGTAACTCCGCTTGTGCTGCCTGCGGCCAACTTTGAATACTGCGTAAAGGCCCAAGTTTGGCCTGAAGTGGCAGCCGCCGCTGTGACAGCTTCTTGAAAGATGCTGTACGAACCAGCGCCGCTCGGCGTTCCGCTAAGTTTTATGTCAATGTAAGTTATGCCGTTTTCTGTGCCGGTCCCAACAATTTCTCTTGTGAGCCCCGTCAGCGAGGTAAACGTTTGCCAATTCGTCGGCAGCGTCCCCGGCGTCCCGGCCGCCGCTCCCTGCATGGTGTTGTTGCGGATGGAATTGGTGCGGGACTCTTCGATGAGAAGGCCTTGGGGGGCCAAGGTGCTGGGGTTGTAGTCGAAGCGGGGGCCGTAGTACGCCGCCGTGGTCGTTGGGTAGTAAGTGGACAGGCTTGAGGTGACGCCGCCAAGCACAGGTGTAGGGTTGAGTTGCGCGCCCCAGAGGAACACTCCCGACGTGCCATCGCCTGTATAGTTTTGATTCCCTGTGCTATCAGCAAGGATGCAGCGAACTCTAACTGTGGTGATGGTTGAAATTGTCGCAGTGAGCACAACCCTAAATATGCCGCCACCTACACTTGTTGAAGAACCACTGGCGTTTGTAAATGCGCCCGATGTACCGGCAGATATAAACGCACCAGCTACAGATACTTCTGTACTGGCAAACCCCGTACCGCCGCTTGGAGCGTCTGTAATTTGCAGGATAAATCGTCTGTTGTTGCTGGGAAACTTAACAAAAACAGTCGCAGTATAGGTAGTTGAAGCTGTTAACCCGGTAACCTCTTGTTGAACCCAACGCTGGGCTAATGCTGTGTTTTCAATAAGCGAATCCATCGTAACAGTGCCGTTTGGCGCTGTTGACGTATTCGTTGTAATGCTGGCTGCTGTGGTCGCCCAAGTCGTCGCAAAGTTCTCGCTTTGCACCAGCAGATTCACAGGTGCATAAACCAGCGAACCCGCTGAATCAAACTGCGTGGCGTTGGTGCCTCGGGTGAACGTCACGATGTCTGCAAAATTGACCTGCGTCAGGCCGCCAGTGCCCCAAACAACGTACTGAGCGGCGATCTGGTAAATCTCTGACGACAGGTTCAGATTGATCGAGTAGCCGTCTGTGGTTGGAGCAGCCAGTTGATCAGTTGGCACGCCGGCAAACGTCAAATCCAGCGTCGGCCCAAGCTGGGCAAACGGATCGTTTGATGGAACCAGCGCCGAAATGCCGCCGTCACCGTACACGCCGCCGTTAGCCGTCCAATCCTGACGGACTCGGTTGACGTACTGTGGCGATGTGCGAGTGGTGATCATGCGTAGTAGCTCACGTTCAACTTGGCACTGGCCGCTTGCTCAATGAAACGGATGCGCTGCAGGTCGCCGTCATACGACAGCACCGTAGAGATAGGCACCGGCATACCGACCGCACTGGTCGGATTGGTGCCGTCATCGCGCCAGCGCACAGCTTGAGACTCCGGCGTGATGATAGCCAAAGTGGCCCCGCTTGGAACAGTCAACGCAGTGGCCGCAGACAATGAGGTGATTTGCTGGTAGCCCAGGCAAACGGTGGTGGATTTCAAACCCATGATGCGTCCTTACGCCAAGAAGTTCAGCTTATACAAGGTGCTGTAAAACAGCGCCAGAATCTCATCAATGATGTTCTGCAACGGGGTGCATTCCTTCTCAACGACGTTATAGCGCTCGTCCATAATGGTTTTCGCCATGTCTTCGAGAAATTCCACCACGTTGTTGGTCTTTTTGGCCGATTGCAGCTCAATCGGGCCAATCAGGCCGTATTTGCCCTGGTAGGCCTCGGCAAAACCGTCCGCCAACTCGATGATTTCGGTGTAAAACTCGTTCAACGCTTGATGTTTGGCGTAAGAACGGGTGTTCAAATGCACCGAATGGGCCACATCACGGGCCAAAAACAGGTTTCCGATGAAAACTTCGCACGTCATGCGATTACCCTTTGCTGCATGGCCATGTCACCGACCGTCATCACGTCGCGCAGCGTCTGCATGACGACTTCCTGCACCTGCTCAGGGCTCATGCCGGCTTGAACGGCTTGCAGGCGCCTGGTTTCGGCCTCGTAGGCCTTGATCTCAGCGTCCGATTGTGCCTTGAACTGATCCACTTGCAGCTTCTGCGCTTCCATCGACTGCTGCACCCGCTGCAGCATCCCCGCCATCTGCTGCATCTCCTGCTGCATCGCCTGGATCTGCTGGTTGGCGGCCTGCAGCGCCGGGTCGTCCTGATCTTGCAGCAGCCTCGGGTCGATCGACTTCTTGATCCGCTCGGCCAACTCCTCCGAGCCCGGCCAGTCCATGTTCTTGACGAACAGGTCGCCGGCCACGGCCCACAGGTTCGGGTTGCCCTGCAGGATCTGGCTCATCGCGTCCATCGCCTCCTGACGCTTGGTCAGGTAGCTCGGGCCAGTCGTCACCACGACGTCGTACTTGCCAACGCCGGGGTTGTAGATCTTCTCGATGACGATGCCGCGCTCGTCGCGGATCTCGCGCACCGGCTCGGGCTGCATCGGGTTGAAGCGGGCCATCTGCGTCTGCCCGTCCAGCCCGATGATGCGCGCCACGCGCTCGGTGTCGTAAATCTTCGGCACCAGATCGACGATCTGCCGCGTGATGTAGCGCACCGCCCGCGCCAAGTTGTCCACGTAGTGGAACGTGCCCGTGTTGGCCTGCTTCTCACGCGCCAGGATCGCCCGGCCCGACCGCTCGTTGGACGTAGCCCCCAGCGAGGCGTCGTACTGCCCCGTGACCGTTTTGAGGTCTTCTGAGGCCCCCATCTTGGCCGCGATCAGCCCCTGCTGGGCCATCGGCGGCTGGGCGCGCTGCGGCAGCGGCAGCATGCTTCCAGCCCCATCCGTGGCGTCAGGGTTGACCTCCAGATACGGCCAGTTGGTCGTGTTGGCCGTCTTCCACTGGTGCTCGTAGCCCTCGAACTGGCCGCCGTAGCCGATGAACGGCGCCTTGGGCGCCAGCGCCAGCATCTCGGCCTCTTGGCTCACCCAGTAGTTGTACATGCGCTGCGCGTCCTTCGCGTTGCGCACCAGACCACTGATGTAGACCCGCCCCTCGACCTCGAACTCGTTGCCGACCACCCGCACGACCGGGATCCACTTGCCCGCCCAGTCCTGCTCCTCAAGGATCTCGTAACCGTTGGTCTTGATCCACTTGACCTGCTTGCGGTCGGCCTCGCGGCTGCGCATCGGGTCGCCAAACTGCGCGCGCAGGAACTCGTCCTCCGGCGTGCCGTCGAACGCCGTCTGGCCGCCCGGGTACATGTTCAGCGTCTTGCGCTGCACGTCCACGTAGAAGTACTCGGCGATGCGCACGGTGTTGGAACTGATCCACTGCGTCAGGCTCGGGTCGCCCACGCCCTGCGACATGATCGACGTGACCGGCATCGCCTTGGGGAACATCCGCTCGTAGTCCTCCTTCAGGAGGTCTTCGGTGATGAAGCACCACTTGGCGTCCGCCCCGCACGGGTCTTGGATCATCGGGTCCATGTAGACCGAAAACGAGTTGCGCACCCGCGCGATGCGGATGTCCTGCTCAAAGGTGTTCTCGTCGCAGTACTCGGTCAGCAGCCGAATGTAGCCCTCACCATAGGTGACTTGGTTGTCGCAGGCCGTGTCATACGCGACGTCCGCGTCGCTCATGTACTCGATGTGCCGCACCAGCCCGTCGAAGACCTCCGCGACCTGCGGATCCGCTTGGTCGTCGGCCGGGATCACCTTGCCGCTGGGTCGGTTCTGGCGCTGCTCGTTGGTCACCTGCCGGACGTGCTGCGGCAGCTTGTTGATCGTCAAGCACGGCCTGGCATTGATCGTCTGCCCCTGCAGGCTGCCCCGCGTGGCCAGCACGTCGCTGGGCCACTGCCATGAATTATCGGGACTGCCCGCCATAAATCTTAGGTCGTCCAACTGGTCGTCACGCGACTCGCCATACGCCGAAATCGCCATCGTCAGGCGCTTACGCATGGCGGTCAGCAAGTCTTGCTTCTTCACTTCTTGCCCTTGGCAGGAGTAGATTTGGCGGCTGCGCGTTTGGTGGCGTAGGCAATCGCCACGGCCTGCTTCTGCGGTTTGCCTTGAGCCATTTCCGTCTTCACGTTCTTGCGAAACGCCGCGTCAGATGAGCTTTTGACGAGTGGCATGGTCACTTGCCTTTCTTGGCCGTCTTGGCCGTCTTGGCCGACTCTTTGAACGCCTAACCATCAGGCCGCCATCCACGAGCCGGCCTGCTGGCCGCTGCGCTGGCTCACCACGACCGTCTGGCGCCGCTCGGTGGCCTGGCGGCTGGCCACGGGGAATGCGAACGTCACCGCGATGGCGTCCGCCGCGTCAGGGGAAGCAAGTCCACGGGATTTCATGTCCTTCTTGCTCTCCAGGTAGATCGTCCCTGAGCTGTCGGGCTTGGTCTGCGGCCCCGTCAGGTCGGCCTTCAGTTGTCGGTCGTCTGCGATGCTGGCGGTCTTGAGCCAGTCACGCATCGCGCCCCACAACTCAGCGCGCTTGTTGCCCCACATGATGGAGTTTTTCGCCTTCCAGCCGAAGTTTACCCCACGCACCTTGTACCGCTGTTCGACCAGTCTGTCAAGAATCCCGTACCCCAGACCGCCTTCGTCGATCACCGTCAGCGTCGGCTTGTAGTCCTCGATCGCCTCGATGACGTGCCCCACCACCGTCATGGTGTCGTCGCCCCGGTAGCGCCGCAGCGCGATCAGGTCGCGCCCCTGCCGCACCGCGATGACGGTGGAGTCGGCGCCTGAGCGAGCCGGATCCACGCCGACGACGATCGGCGCCTCGGGGTCCTTGTACTTGGGCCGCTTGAACGCCTGGTCCACGACGCTTGGGCTGATGAACTGCCCGTCGCCGATGCTCGGAAACTCACCGTACACCTCGATCTTGGCCTGGGGCGAGTCCTCGCCGTACTCCGCGATGATCTGGTCGTAGACCTGTTTGTCGGTGTCCTCGACCGTGCGCGCGTCAATGTTGCGGTTGCGCCAGAAGTCCCGCTTGGCGTTGAAGCACTCGTAGAAGTACCCCTGCGGCCGGCGCGGGTTGCTGAACGCGCACCAGAACCTGTGCGGCGTGTTCTCGGTGAAGAAGCCCTGCGCCACGTCCCAGATCGCGTCCGGGATGCCGCTGGCCTCGTCGAAGATCAGCATCACGCCGTCGCTGTTGTGCAGGCCCGCGTAAGCGTCCGGGTTCTCCTCGCTCCACAGACGCCCCTCAGCGCCCCAGTACCGCGTGCCCTTGCGCATGTCGCGCTCGACCAGCTCGGTCAGCCACTTGGCCGGCGTGATCCGCGTGGCCGAGATCTCGAACCAGTGGCTGTTGATCATCATCGCCAGCCACTTCGTGATCTCCGACCACGTGATCGACCGCAGCTGCGCCTCGCTGTTGGCGCTGACGATGACGCTCGCGCCGATCTTGGTTGTCAGCATCCACAGCACGAGCCACGAGACGAGTGCGCTTTTGCCGATCCCCCGCCCCGACGCCACCGCCATCCGGAAGACCTCATAGGCGTCCTTGGGCCGGTTGTTGCGGATGTGCTCGGCCATCTCCCGCAATATCGTGCGCTGCCACTTGCGCGGCCCCTTGTGCTTGGCCAGCGGCGTGTGCGCCTCGCCCCAAGGGTAGGCAAAAAGAACGAACGCCTCTGGATCGTCGGCGATGGCCGACGACCACAGGCGCACCATCAGCGCCTGCTCATCACCTGGCTGGTACTTGATCGTTTGCATTGGCGGTTGTCAGCGCTTGCTGGAGCGCACGGTTTACGTCGAGTCGTTGGACAGGCTCGACATCAATGACGTCATCGCGGTTCAAAACGCGCGTCTGGGCCTGTTCCAGAGCCAAGGTGATGCTGATCGCCTGTGAGCCGGT